GGTATCGTTAATGTCAGCTTCTTCGGTTTCATCGGCGTTGGCTTCTGCATCTAATTCCTCCGGTTCTATATCATTAAATATTTTATTTGCAACATTAACCTTTTCTTGATCTAATGCGGCTGTCATCTTTTGTCCAATTAAATCATTGAATACGTCAGTTGCTTTATTATATTCTTGCGCATATGCAAAATCAATCATATCAGCTACGCCAGCAGCAGGATGTGGTTCTCCGCTGGATGTTCTCATTTCAGTTTCTTCAACCATTATCTTCCTCATCATCTTTCACTATTTTAACAGGGGTTGGTGGAGCCGGAGCATCCTGTGCTTCAGCTTCCGCGGCTTTTGCTTCATCATCTGGAATCTCTCCAGAAGCTTCTTCTTCAGCTATTTGTTTCTTCATGTCTTTTATCTCTTCATCACCGAGCATCAGAATATTACGGAATACATACTCTTTAGAGAAGTACTCACCTATATATTGCTGAGTTAAGTCTAGTGTTTGAAGTCTTTCACGAAGTAATTCTGCGTCTTTCAACTCAGCAAAATGATTATCTCTTATATAATCAAAGTGTATATCAGCTCCCCATTCATCCCAATCTTCTTCGGTAATGATATTTTTAAGGAGCAATTGTCTTTTGAGTATTTCTGAAAACAGTATAGAGAATCTTTTTCTAAGTCTGTCAATAAACTTCTGGAACTTGAGCTCATCTCTTGAAATCTCAGTAGATTTACCGAGACTAAATTGTGATTCTTGCTCAAGCCGGCCAATTGGTACGTTCAATGACTTATAAAGTCGTTTCTGGAAATAGACAATATCATCTATTTGTCCAAGATTATCACCACCTGGCAATGTAGAAATCTCTGTTCCTCGTCCGCCTTCGCGTCGTGGTAACCAAAAATCTTCAAGCATTGACATGTGCTTGCGGTCATCTTTAATTGCACCAGTAGAAGCATCGTAAACTAGTTTGTTTCGATACTTGGCCATTATGCTTTTCATATATTCTTCGGATTTACCTTTTGGTAAGTTACCGACATCTATATAGAATATTCTGCGCTCAGGCGCCCGTGCAAGACGGTAGATCACTAATGAATCTTCCATCATACGTAGCTGATTGAGCGGCTTTAATGCTTTGTGAAGATAAGATATTATCTTCTTTTGTGTTTCATCAAGTAAACCAGATGTACAATAAAGAACTGAATCTTTAGTTAGCTTTACGCCAGATTGTTGTTGTCCTGGTTTCTCTTGGTAGATATAGTATTCGTCTTGATTTTCAATAATCTTAGCACCAGTTACAGGATCCTTAGAAGTTTTTACTTCTTTTACCTTACGTATCTTTGCAGAATCGATAGGTCTGATATCCTCAATACCTTTAGAAGGATTATCTACATTTGCAACTAAGTGAAATGCAAGTCTTCCATCAACATACCATCGTCTAAATATATCGTGACCCATGTCCGTGAAATGTAACATCTTTAAAATGTCTTCAAATTCTGCTTGGATCTTCTTTTGAATTCCGTTGGAGACTGTTAAGTCTTCCATTTCTAATTTTACAGCAAACCCTTCTTCGGCCCCACTAATAGATTCATTCATAATATCTTCGATTGCAGCATCAACTTCTGGATGTAATGCTAACCCACGGTATTTCATAATAAGCTGAGCATTATCTTTTGATTTATCACCATCAATATCTACATATTGACCGTAATGGGCACCAGCAGCAGTTACGTAACCAGCGCCGTCCTCATCTACCGGAGGTACAATCGACTTCAGTTTAGATTGATCAATTTGTGTCTTTTTAGCTCTTCTAAGCTCAAAACCGAATAATTTTATTGACGTGTCAGCCATTTAATAACTTTCATATTTGGTGTTAGCGGGGCAAACTTTAATTGCCCCGCTATACTCTTATATATACGTACCTTAAGTGGTCGTATCGGCAGCTTCCCAGTATTGAACCTGGAAGTCAACAGAGAATCTTTCGATATCGTCGTTTGACCCGTATGATACGTCCATAGCAGATACATTGGTTGGGAAACATCCTCTAAAGTTGTATGTCTTCAACACTGTAGTATCTCTATCAAGCTGCTCTATGATAAGATCTGCTTCATAATCAACAGGAGATGTGAGTCCGGTATTTGCAGAGTGTGCATTAATACCATTCATCCAACGTTCCATTGCATTACGGATACCAAAATCTGTATCATTGATAATAGTAGGTGACCATGTATCAAACGTACGGTCTCCTGCCATCTTTAGTATTCTTCCTCGAAAAGGCATCTCTATGATACCCATCGTTGAACCAGGAAGCTGTGCAGACTCACACAAGAATGATGTTATTTCTACATCACCTCCTGCATAAGCTGGAAAGTTGATAGTCGCTTTGAACAGATTGGATCTGGCACCGCCGCCTTTCAACTTGGCTTTAAAATCGTCTACTCCAAGAATAGCCATGTTTATATTCTCCTATCTGTCAATTAAACTGTGCCAACAACTTCTTCAAAGTCAACACCAGTTCTTACGGCTACGAAGTTTAGAGTTACGTAGTTGATTGAACGTGCTGGTTTGATGAAGATATTAGCTTTAAATTCATTCCGATCTATGACTGCAGCTGTGTTATTTGTAGAATCACAAACAACTCTGAAGTCAGTGATACCGCGTCTACCTTGGATTTCTCTAAGGAATGGCTCTATAACGTTAGTAAATTCAGCTCGAGTAAACTCGTCGTTGAATTCAAACATTACATTACGTGCGGCTATCGCAATAGCTCTTTCAATTGCAAGGAACAATCTACGTACGTTAATACGATCGAATGCACTTGGTCTTGCTAATTTAGTCTTATCACCGAAGAGAAGTACGCCTTGACCTGGGATATTAGATATTGGATTAACCCCGGCTTTGTAAAGAGTATCTCGTTCTGATTTATTAGGTGAGTAAGCTAATGATGTGATACCTACATATTGACCTCTACGTGGACCAGCTGGTGAGAACCAAGGAGCTGTATTGAAGTCAGATGCAGCCATAATACCAGCAGTACTTGAGTTGCCTGGTATTTGGATGTATTGATCATTGTATTTGTCATACACTTTAAGATAGTTATTATCCATGAAGAGATATGATGATTTAGTTAATGTGTCAGCAGTCGCGACAGCATTTGTTACCGGAGTCGTAGATGCAACGATATCTGTTCGTGCAGGTGAAGCAACAACAATACAATCTTTACGAGTTGTTTGTGCTATTGCCACAAGATCATTGACTACTGTTGTTTGATCTGCTCTTGCACTCATGCCTGGAGCAATAAGGAAGTCAACAGTAATATTATCTACGTCTTCGTACTTGTCGAAGCCAGTTGCATATTCAGTTGGAGTCAGAGCAGCAGAATTAGCACCATTTTTCAATGATATCTCAATAGCTGCTGGAGAACCGTTGCTTGTTAAGAAACTATCTCCACTATCTGCAGTCGTACCTGCTAATGTAGAGAATTTACTTGCATCGCCGAAACCAGCCATCCAAACATATTCTGATGAGTTATTAATAACATCTTTAATATAATTAGTAGATCCGTCTGCATTCAACGCACCGAGTGCCATTGAAACGAATGGGAATCTTTCAAGAACTGCACCTTTAGTTCCACCTATTAAACCATCTTCATCGATGATTGCAACGTGTGCTTCATCAGATGTTGCTGTTCTATCAGTTGCGTGAACAGATGTTGTTGGTGCTGCGTCAAATGAGCTCTTGTAAGTCCATGCATCAAAGATTGTTGTTGCGTCACCGGAATCTGCCGGAAGAAACGAAATCTTTAATGAGCTACCTAATGTGCCAGGATATTTTGCAATGAATGTGTGCTTGTCACTATCTCTAGCAGCACTTTGATCATCCCAATTATCTCTGTTTTTGACTAAAACTGTCGCATTCGCGTCAGAGTCATAAGAGTTAAAGGCTGCACCTGTAACTTCGCGGACTACTTGTAATGAACCAGAATACCGTAAATAATATGCGGCACTGTGGAATTCTATTGTATTTGTTGTATCGGGAGAACCGAACGCATCAACAAGACTTGTTTCATTTGAAACTAGTGTAGCCTGCTGTACAGGTCCCCAGTTAAAATTGCCTACAAAGGCGCCTGTTGTTGTTTGAACGTTGGGTACTACACCGCTTCTATCAATCTCCGTAACGACGATCGCCGGAGATTCTGATGGTGTACCTATTGCCATGGATATGTTCCTTCTTGAACCTAAATGATATGTTTTTCATAATACGGATATTCAATAATGTTATTTATAATATTAAAAATCTTGCTCATATTCTATCGCCCAGGGATGATTTTCTTCATCTCGTTCAATTTTAGCTATCTGATCACTGCCATCATCTATAAATCCAAATGAAGGTATATCGTTTTCAATCTCTGCTATCTTTTGATCGTATAGCATTTGTTTTATATTAATGTCGGTCAAGTCTCTAAACATCTCAGTCGAACAGAAGTATCCAAACATCACGAGGTTCATCATGATATCGTCGTGATTACCATCAGATGCTTCGTATGATTGACCCCTTGATATGAATGTTGATATCTCAAGTATGGTTTCTTCGTCAACTATCTCTAATTTTTCAGTCTCTAATAGATCTTTTATTGCCGAACACCCAAGTCTTTTAACCTTACGAGTCATCTCAGTACCAAGAGCATTAGCCTTTACACTACTCGACACGTGCATATTCTCATACTCAAAGTCATGGTATAAGCCATTGCATACTACTTGCCCTGAATCATTTGATTCAATAACTACATATGCATCATTGTACAAATGAGCATACTTATATATAATAGTAGGGAAGAGGATAGGAGATATAGTGTTACAGCGATATACAGCCACCTGTCTAAAAGGTTTCGTGCTAATGTCGATTAAGGTAAAAGTTGAATAGTCCTGGCCTCTTCCTCTTGCAACATCAACACACATAATATAATCGTGCTTCTTATTGACGTCTTCATAGACTAATAAGTTACCACCTTCTCCGACTTTAAATGGGGCTTTTGCTCTCAGTTTCATAAGTGTTTCAGCATTAATAAGTGTATCACCTGTTCCGAAGAACGTGTTGCCGAACTCTTGATCGAACTGTAATGGCGATGTATTCGAAATAGTTTGCAATTTCCATTTCTGATCTCGACCAGGAACATCCCACCAATCTACTCTAAATGGTTTATAATCATTCACGCCTTGTTCTGCACCTTGCCATAGGTTATAGAACATATTACCAATACCATTGGCCGTAGATGTAATAATAACCTTTGTACTTGTACCAGATGAAATAACTGGATAGGTCGATGTATAGAATTCAGATGCTTTCTCAACGAATGCGAACTCATCGAGATACAATAACGAAACAGAAAGACCACGTATTGAACTACCAGATGTGGCAGCTGCAAGGATCCGTGAGTTATTACTAAACTCAATAGATCCTTTGTTCAATGCCTTTGTACCAGGCTGAAGAAAGAACGGTAGATTCTCTAGCATCAATGTAACTCGAGCCAGCATCTCACGTGCAGTCGCACCTTTATTTGCTAATATAGCAATAGTCTTTTCTGTGTGAAAGAGAGCATACCATAGTAGATATGAAACCGAAGATATAGATTTGCCGGACTGGCGACATGCTAATACAATGTTAAATCGATTCTCATCAAATGATTTAAACATCTTCTTTTGATAAGGATATAACGCAAAAGGTACTAGGCCTTTGTCTAAGTTTATAACTTTACAATAAGTGGTAGCAAAATATGCAGGATTTTTCATGCACTTTTGATATTCTTTTATAAGCTCTTTTGTCCACTCTTCATCTACGCCATCTCTTTTTACTTGAGAATTACCTAAATAAGTGGTTTTATCAGTTGTTATCATCATCGTATTCATAAATAAATGAATCTTTCTTTGCAAGTTTTCTTAACTTGTATTCCCACAATAATTTTTTAATCCACATGATCAGATTCATAGAGCTCTCCTGCTAATAATTTGCCTGCGCTCAAATGCCACGTAGGTCCATTATGACTAAGATCTCTTGCACTTCGGTCATTCATATGCATCTGAATCCACTTCATAGTCATTCCTTTATATATAAACTCTACATTATATTTATAACACAAATATCGTATGGCATCCATGTTCTTAAACCATCTTGTAGTAGCTGGTGTTTCATCAAAGCTTCTACTATTGTCAAGATATTTAGGCTTATTGTTTTCAATAACAAAAGTCGGGTTTATAGCAATATAGGTGTATCCATTCCAATCTTCT